AGGTCAATGACATTAAATCGCCAGCTGTTCCAGTAAAGTTGCTTCCTGTTTTTGTAAAAATATTAGCGTTATGTTGAATAGTTGTATTGCCATTTGAAAAATAAATCTCAATAACTTGACCATCATAGCCATTTAAAAAGTTAGTAATAGTTGTTGCAGTTGTATTTGTTGCAGCGAACCAAGTATTTAACGCAGAACCTACAGAAGGAGTTGCGCTATTTACAGTTAATGTTTGATTTGCTCTTGGCGTATTGTCAAAAATAATCAAATTTGCTGAATTGGGAACGGTAGTTCCTGTAATTGATACTGAAGTAGTTATTGCATAAAATTCATTATTGGTAATACTTCCGTTATTAACATCTTTATATTCAATTCCGATTAACCCGTCGTTAAATTGGTTGTTATATGTTTCAACACGTTCGTTAGAATACAATGCTGGATTGACATATATGTATTTAGCAGAAAGGCCAGATTGCGCTCTAAATTGGTTATCTACGATTTTAGCCACTCTAGAAGATGTGCTGACATTAACGCCCACAGCATTTCCACTTGTAATAGCCCCACTAATTTCAACTTGAAATTGATTAGCAGTTATAAGAACAGCATTACAATTTGTAAGTAAAATTCCATTGCTTGATGTAGCAGCGCCTGGCGTAGCGGATGCAGTTACGTTAAATAAGCTATTTGAGATACGAATGTATTGACAAGCATTTAATTCAACTGCGTTAATTTGCGTTGCAGTAGTATTTCTAGCATCATTGGCAATCAATAAGTTAACACCATCAATTAAAATATCTTGAAAGCTATTGAAATAAATACATTTTTTAATCGCATTAACGTGCAATTTTTCAATAGTAATTTGTGGTAACAATGCTGTTGCAGTAGTGTTATTAAAATAAATACCATACTCAGGGGCGGCAATTTCACAATTTACAAGGTGACATGCTTCTATCCAACCTTGTTGATATATACCGTATTGATTGCCCTCGATAGTAACCCCGTCAATTTTTAAGAAAAAAGCAGATGTAGCCGCAGAGTTATCAATATTGATACCTTTGCTTATTTGATTGCCAATTTGGCTGATAAAACTGTTTTGAATCCGTGAATTAGCTACGTTTACTAAATAAATACTATTAGTAAAATAAGGCGTACTTGCAGTATTTACAGTATATACATTACTTCTAATGTATACATTTTCAATAATAGTTTGCGGTGAGGCCGCCAACAGCCCTGGGTTAGGCCAAGTAGCTTTCAAAGCTGTGCCGTTATTTAAAGCCCCAGTAGCAATAATACTTAAATTAGAAAATGTTAAAAAATCTAATGTTACGGAAGTTGTAGTAAAAGTAAGGTTAAAAGCGCCGTTTGCGTTGCTAACAAGAAGTTTGGTTACTTCAACCCCATCTCCAATAATCTGTAAAGATTTACCTGTATAAACCACTTGTGAATTTAATAAGTAACTTCCTGAAGGGATATGTAAACTTCCTCCAGTTGATTGCAAAGATGTTAATGCAGCTTGAAAAGCAGATGAACTATCTGTAGCACCTGTTGAATCTGCGCCAAAATCTTTAACTGATATTATATCATTTATTTTAGCCGCAACAGTTCTTGTGACTGCTCCTGTACCACCAGTAGTTGTGCCTACAAATGTCGACCCTGTTGATGCCGCGTAAGGTATGTTTACATTCTGGATTGATGTAACAGTTCCAGTAACGATAGTAACTGTACCAAAACTATAAAATGCGCCTGTAACTGTACCTGTAATTTTATAACTTCCAGCAGGGACAGCTACACCCGCAGGGGTCGCCGCAATAGCCGCAGTAAAGGCCGCCGTATCGTCAGTTGTACCATCGCCGACAGCGCCAAAATCTTTAACTGTTGGCAAATCTCCAAAACCATCGCTGATTAATCTAGCAACAGCCCCAACTAATGTAATTCCGTTTTTAGATGCCTGAAACGTGCTTGACGTGGTTACAGATGCGCCAGCAGAACTTAAACTTAAGCCTGTAACATTTCCATCGCCATCTTGAACTTGTTGAAGTGTTGAAGTAATGCCGCCAGGAACCTGCAATAAGCCTGGGAAGGATAGATTTTGTTGCTGATTCGCTAGGCTAGACATTCGTTATTCCTCAAATGGGATATTTCTAATACGTTTTTTAGGGGCTTTACCCTGGTCATCCCATTCTTGGGAAGTAAGCCATCCGTCCTTGGATAAAGCTTTATATTCTTGCTCATCAACGGCAATTGTTGAATTGGCGTATGAGTCTTTGTGCATCGAGCATGGATAATCGATTGCCATATTTCACCTTAAAGGAAAAGGTGGAGGATTTTACCCCCCCACCTTCAACTTACTATGGGTTATTAGCTGGAATTGCGCCGTAGTTACTTGGTGATGTTGACATGAAGTCAGTAACAACAGGATAAGAACGGACAATTTGAACTAAATATGTATCCGCAGCAGGCGTTTTAGATGCTGCAGTTGGATTTACATAAGTGATACTGATAGTGTCAGCAGATTTTACTCTTGCACCCGCTATAGCAACACCAGCAGTTTGAGCTGCTGTAGTTGATACAGATACAAAATCACCTACCGCAACGCCAGCAAGAGTAAAATCTTGTTCAGCAGTTGTGATAGTTAAAACCGCAACAGGGGTTACTGCTAACGATACAATAGCTGTAGCACGTATTGACGTAACTGCAACTACATTAGGGCCTGGATTACTCATTTTAAACTCCTATTAACCAGTGATACGGCAAGCCAGCTCAGGATAAACTGTGCTGAAACCATAAAGTACATCAAGACGAGTCGGCAATTGGTCAGAGTTAATATCGTATTGGCGAACCAAACGAATTGACATACCATCAGCAGACGCACGTCCAGCCATATCAACACCTTGTGGCAATAACAGATCAGCAGTACCAAGAGCAAAAGCATCGCGATGGAAAGCGATAGCGTTAGCATAACTTGCACTAGCAGAACCAGAAATTACAGTAGCATTGCCAGAAGCAATAGTACCGCCAGTGCTAGTTACGTTTTGGAATTGACCGCTAAAGACAGGTGTTGGTGATACTTGAACAGTTTGTGCAGAGCCAGTACCAGTAGTCAACGCAGTTACTACGAAATTACGTAGTGTACCAGTTGATTGACGGTTTTGTGGGTTCACAGCATAAACGCCAGGTATTGTGAAAACAGTACCTTGAGTTAATGTTTTACCGTTTGAAATAGTAGCAGTTAAACCGAAAGTCGTTGCAGCGTTAGTTTGAACAGAACCGCCAGCTTGTGCAGCTACAGCGATTGTATCAGTACCAACGATGAAAGTTCCTGAAGTAAAGTTACCTACGTTTTGATCCATTGCAAAGTTGAAGCCTAAAGTGCTGTCGCCCATTGCGCCTTTCTTGAATATTTCAGAAATAACACCTTGTGGGTTGAACAAGTTAGTCAAACCAGAAACTAGACCAACATCAATAGTAGGATCGACAACAATGTGACGGAGTTCATCAACAGGCGCAGCTTCTTGGTTCAATCTAGAACGAGCAGCTAAGATTGTAGCTAAAGACTGAGCTTGAGTAGGAGTACCGGACAATTGACCAGGAGTACCAACCATATTATATACGTTTAGGAATTGTTGTAGACCATCATAATCGATCTTGTTAGCAATTGCCGCAATAGCTGGTTTGATAAATCTGTCAGAGAAGTCAGAAATGTTTAAGCTCAAATCTTGAGTTGTAAACGCCATATCAACACCGAACTGAGTGTTCAGAGTCAATGGAACGTAAGTTTCAACAGAAGATTCAATTTGAAGTGCAGGGCCTGATCTACCAACATAACGAGGAGGTTTTCTCAAGTTAATGGTAGTACCGATTTTTGCGCCTTCAATAGCGAATTTGTCATCATATTGACGACTGATTGCACGAGTAAAAACTAAGCTGTTGGTCAAGACCCGCAATGCTTCGTTTGTAATCATGCTTATGGTAAGCAGCTGATTAGCCATTTATATACTCCAAATGAAAAGAAAAAGGTGTTTAGCCTGATTTTATTCCAGATGGGAGCCAATCCCTCGAATTATCTGTACTGAGGTTGCCTAACTATCTAAGCAGGCAAAAGCTTAAATAGACGTGGGGATATTATATACCATAAACTATTTAAGATGTATATAAAAAATACCGCCAATAAGTTTTATTGGCGGTGAGTGGGGTTATCGTTTTATGCGGGCTATTAATTTTGCTCTATCTTCAGCATTACGCGCAGCTATATATTCTGAAGTAGACATTTCAGAATAGGATTTAACGTTGTTTGTACCCCCAGTGCCGTTAATCGGTC